ATTAAAAATTTTTGTTCAGATGCTACAGCAAAGTTTTTTGAACCTTTTATTAATTCATAATTGCGAACAAGCATAGATGCCCCCTTAAATGAATATCCTCTTTGTCTACATTTAAGTGTGGCCATGTGTTTACCCTAATTTTCAGCTTCTTCTATAGCTAAAAAATAATAGTAATCATAATCCCAAAATCTAGGAAATCCAAAAACACGTTCTCTGCGTTTTCGTACTTCTCCGTTTCGATCTATGTATTCTGTTTCTTCTAGTTTCATTATAGGGCTATAATTTAAATAAAAATAATGATACCCTGTAATAAAATCACCATCTGACGCAACATAACCATTGAGACATCTATCTTTTTCGCGATCCCAGTATTGTATATAATCTGTCGTATTTCTTGGGGCAAGTGTATATGTCCCATGTTTTTGAAAATGTATAGCCGCTTCTCTAAATTTATCTGTATTTAATATCTTTTTATTAAAGTCAACCATATAAGTTGTATTTTATTATACGTAATACCTTATACATTCTCTATACAATATGACCGATTAGATATGCAGCAGTTTCACCTTGTTCGGTTATATTATAATATTCACATATGCGTGACTGTACATGCTTACATTCATGTATTACACTGTTTACAAACTATTCTTGAGAATCACATTCACCTATTCCTATAATACTTAATTTATAATCTGTATTTGAAAAAGTAAATGCACAATTCTTTTTACGTATTAATGTTTTTAAACTTTTTATGGCTTCTTTTTTAGGACAACCATATTCAATTAACTAATTTAATACATAATCTGCATTATGTTTGTTTATATTATAATATATTGTTATATACCACCCAGCATCCCCTAATTCAATATGTTGTGTGATCATATCATAGAATCCCAGTCTATAACAATTCCTTTTCTGCACATATCTGCATACCAGCGATTAAATACAATCCCATCGTATGCATCATCGTCGTCTAATACGTCTTTTATGTATTTAGCCAAATGCATTTCGTCGGATATACTAGATCCGTAAAAATCCGCCTTACACATATTAGCAACAAACACGCTATCATAAAGCTAACCGCCTTTTAATTCAACCCTGTGAATTTGCAGTAGTTTATCCACGGCTTCTTTAGTATAAGGGGTTATAGCAACCATGGACGATCCTACTTTCTTCTTCATATTAGAAGCTGCAAATTCACAAAGTTTTTTATTAAAATGTGGTCCGTTATACCGAAGATAGTTTATCATACCCTCAGGTTTTATATCATACTAAGTTAAATCAGTATTCATAACGTCCACATTTTAATTAATAAGAATAGCGATTCATTATGCTATTATGACGCATTCGCATATTGCGACGACGCATCATATTTTTCATATTGCGACGACCACGATAATTAAGTGTAATGTCGTTATCAGAAACTTCAACCTCACCATATTGCGGTTCGTCATATTCTTCTTGTTCCTCTTCAGAAAAGTTCTGTGATTCGTATATATCACAAAGAACCTCTTCCAAATTACATAACGAAAGTTTAGCGTTTTTAATGCTTTTCTTTGCGTTATCTACCTCTTCAAAAGCCTTATTAAATACGGCTTCTTTCATTTCTATAAAAATCATATAATACAATTTATTCTGTTTTAGCCTTAGTCAAGAGGTCCAGAATTTTATTCATATCTGTTTTTATAGAAGACACCTCTAATTTAAGGTTATCTATCGCATCATCGCGTTCCTACTGTTTTGCATAAGTTGGGTCTAATTGTTTAAGTATTTCCTCACATTTTATTATTATATTTTTATGCGCATCTACACTTTCTACTATAGACTAACTAGATTGTAGCATATTATTTATTTCCTATACCATTGCATCTCTACTTTCGCTAACTACAACGTTACCGTATTCGTGAATAGATGCATTACTAGGAATACCAATATACTCTTTCTTTTCATTATCTATCTTAACAATTATATCCACAATCGTATCCATATTTGCAGTAAATGGAACGGAAGGATTAAATGTATTATATTTAGAACGAGGTTGGGTCACACTTTCTACTTGGCCAATCTTAATTGTTGGGGTTTCACCTTTCTCTAATATATAAAGAACGGCCCCTTGACGTAAAGCTGAAAACATAGTTAATAGTGTTTAATTATCATGCGTTAGTTGTAGCTGCGGCATTAGTAGTTGGAGCTACTGCAGCCGAAAGTCTATTTGCCCAATAACTTGCTACAAAATCAGAACCAACATTTGCTGCCCATGTAGGAACAACAGAATACTGAGAGTATGGCAGAGTGATTGTCTGCGGTTGAGATGCCTTAATTGCATTCAGCTGAGCCTGTATTGGGCCAAGCATTGCTGCAAAAGCACCTTGCGTCTTTAACTGCGCATTTTCTGCAGTTAAACCGTTAATCTGATTCTGCATTTCTCTTTCTTTAAGATCACAGAACTCTTTCGTAATTAAAGTACTCTGGGCTGCGATTGCATCCGTTATTGAGCGCGTATTACGATCTGCCTGTGAACCTAACTGATTAGTCTGTTCTATTGTCTGAATACGTCCTTCATAACCCTACTTAGTCGTTAAAAGACGATTTTCACAGCAACATTCTGACAGCTGACGAGACAGTGCTGAGTTACCAGACTGCATCATTGACTGTACAGTATTAATTGCACTTTTAACTTCATTTACGTCTGCATTTAACGTTGTGGCAAGAAGTCTAATATCTTGATCTGTACCGTTAATTGCGTTCATGATCAAATCGGTGTTGTTATTGTTGTTGATCTGGTTAGCTAAACCACCGTTCATGCCACCAAATCCACCATTAAATAAACCACCGTTTCCAAGAAGTATACCGAGTATAAAACCAAGTACACCTCCACCCCAACCGTTTAAACCTAAACCGTTGTTGTTGTACCCGTTCTCAGGGAACATAAAAACTTTACTATCTGACATTTTGTTTTTTATTTTAAATTATTACATTTCGTAGAGTCCGATTACTCCACCACCCTTAACTCTACCTAATTCTACTTGATCTGCTTTTGCTTGTTTCATAGCAATATCCAAAGATTTGACGATGTTTCCAACGTCTTTTAGTATCTTTGTGATTTTTATTGCAGTATCAATATCCATTGTGCCTGACGAGTAATCATTTAACGCGGCGATCAGGCCTTCTGCAGCAGTCTAGGAAGCTGCTAGCAATCTAGTGCCAGTAGTTTCCTAAAACTCATTGAATCGTTTTATCAATTCCTACACCTCTGCAGTAGGTGTATATTTCTCATCATTAAATACATCTTTAGCTACCCGCTGAGATCTTTCTTTCTCAGGATACGCTTCGTATGGAGTATTCCATTTATATCTCCATATTACATATTCTATTTCTTTTATTGCTTCAGCTTTATCTTTAGCTGAATTATAATAATCTTTAAAAGGAGGTACAGCTAAATCTTGTGTATTTAGTTCTATTTTATTTCCTTTTATATCAAACATTATGGGTTATCGTCTTCATTAAATGTTGTACCTTTTCCGTACAATTCATTTATTTGATTTATTTCATAATCAAAAGGATTGAACGGTTCATCTATATTATCTATTTGACGTTTTCCACCGCCTCCTCCACCTGTCGTAGGTTGATCGGGAATATCATATCCTGGATTACCATTGTTTCCTGTACCACCGTTAGGTGTTATTGTCATACTAGATCCTGCACTCCAAATCTCTCCTATTAATAATCCGTGTACAAATTTAAGGGTAACCGTACCAGTAAGCGTTGTATAATAATCATCTAACGCATACGTTTTTGTCATGTTTTCAAATTTTAAGCTTGTTGTTAAGCCAGATACTACATGTAAATCTAAATCCCTAGTTGAATAACTATCAGAACGAACAT